GTAGACACATCGATGCTCCTGGGTAATGCGCCGGGACCAGACATCAGGACCCAGATATTTCAGCGGTTCGGGCTTGCCGATTCCATCAAAGGGGTCGCGCAAAATGGCTTGAACCAACTCCAGCAGCCTCTTTGCTGTGCGGCGGTCCGTCTCAACCCAGTGCTGCAGGTCCTCTAAAAACTCCGGGTGGCAGACGGCGATTCGATCGCCTTTAGGCATCTACGCCCACCAGTTTGCTCAGGTGGGCCATGGTCGTGGGCGCAATGTTTTTTGAGCGTGCACGCGACAGCGCTGAAAGCAGCCGCTGTGCGTTCTTTTCAGAGCGCAGCAGGTGCGCGGTCTCCACCAGGCTCTCGAGTTCATCGGCAGCAATCATGGCCACATCGCCCCCTGTGCGACGGCGCACCACGATGACCTCCCGGTCGTCGACGGCGCGATCCATGAGCGACTTCAACTGCTCTCTGGCCTGGCTGTAAGAGGTTTCAATGGTCATGGTGGGCTTTCTATAATTGGACAGGAACATTGTACAGCATGATGACTCAAAATTGGTTAATCAGTAAAGTCGAGCAGTGGCCGACGGCCAAACTGTTGCCCTACGCCCGCAATGCGCGCACCCACTCGGAGGCCCAAGTCGGACAGATTGCCGCCTCCATCAAGGAGTTCGGTTTTACCAACCCCATTTTGGCGGGCGCTGATGGCGTGATCGTCGCAGGGCATGGACGCCTGGCTGCAGCCCAGCATCTGGGTCTGGAATCGGTTCCCGTGATCGTGCTGGACCACTTGAGTGCAACGCAGCGGCGCGCTCTGGTGCTGGCCGACAACCGCATCGCTGCCAACGCTGGCTGGGACGAAGAGTTGCTCAAGCTTGAGATTGCCGAACTCGATGATGCTGACTTCTATCTGGAACTGATGGGCTTTGGTGACGAAGAACTCGAGCGCTTGCTCAATGGCGACGGCGACACCACGGGTCTGACCGAAGACGATGCAGTACCCGATGTGCCAGCTGACCCTGTCTCCAAAACAGGCGATGTGTGGGTCCTGGGTCAGCACCGTTTGCTGTGCGGCGACTCCACTGTGCTCTCCGATGTCGAGCGCCTGATGAACGGTCAGCTCGCCGACATGGCCTTCACCGATCCACCCTACAACGTGGACTACGGCAACAACGCCAAAGACAAGATGCGCGGCAAGGACCGCCGCATCATGAACGATGCGCTCGGAGACGGCTTCTACAAGTTCCTCTACGACGCCTGCGTCAACTTGTTGGTAGTGACCAGAGGTGCCTGCTACGTTTGCATGAGCTCCTCTGAGTTGCACACCTTACAAAAGGCGTGGCTGGATGCCGGTGGCAAGTGGTCCACGTTTGTGATCTGGGCCAAGAACACTTTCACGCTCGGTCGTGCCGACTACCAGCGCCAGTACGAGCCCATCTTGTACGGATGGAAGGAAGGCGCAAAACACTTCTGGTGCGGTGACCGCGACCAGTCAGATATTTGGAACTACAAAAAGCCCTATGTGAATGACCTGCATCCGACGATGAAGCCGGTGGAGTTGGTTGAGCGTGCGATTAAAAACTCATCCAAGACTCGCGACATCGTGATTGACTTGTTCGGCGGCTCTGGCACCACGCTCATTGCCTGCGAGAAAACCAATCGCCAGGCGCGGCTCATGGAGATGGACCCCAAGTACGTGGATGTGATCGTCAAGCGCTGGGAGGACTTCACAGGACAGAAAGCCACCCGTGAATCGGATGGCTCAGCATTTGCGGATCTTGCGCCGCAAGGTCAGTCGGTTTTAGATGATGCTGTGGGGAGCGAGCTGGAGGGTGAAACCCTGTAGACCCGCTCACCACCGCTCTCCTTGACGGAGTCGATGGTCAGTCCCAGTTTCTTTTTCAAGGCTCCGGCCATGCAGCCGCGCACGGTGTGCGCCTGCCAACCTGTGGCCTCCACCATTTGCGCAAGCGTTGCACCTTCCGGGCGTTTCATCAGATCGATGAGCACCGACTGCTTGCTACCTTCGCGTTTGGATTTGGCGGGTGGCTCAATGCCGATGGCCTGCAACCCTGCGACGGTGATGGCAAAGCGGGTCGAGCCCGAAGCGCCTTTGCTGTGGGGTCGGATCAGACCTTCATTGCCAAGGCTGGTCAGCACCTTGATCAACGCGCCACCTTTAAGGTTGGGCGGGAAGTCGGTCAGCACATGCTGAGGATGAAGGGCTGCGGCGTTGAGAAGCAAGGTTTGGCTGGGTGTGAGTTTCATGTTGATCTCCGGTATCAGTTTGGTTGGGGTGTTTGTTTGGATTGCTGGCCAGCTGTGAAGGCGGCTTGCAGGGCTTCTTTGAGGCCCCACACGCTGACTTCATGAAAGTCCAGGCGGTCGCTGTTACGAGTGGCCAGCGTGTCGATGTGCAGATGCTCTGCGGCGATCTGGTTGAGCAGACGCTCCAGTGTTTTGGCGTCCATCACTTGGCTCCCCGCACCTGGTGGATCTGTCGGGCGCGGTCAAAGCCGACCCACTCGCCTTGGGTGTCAAGGCCGCGTGAGGCCAACTCCTCTCGGGCCAGCAGGTTGAGGTCAAGTTCACCGCGTGCGGCGGCTGCCAGCACCTTGGTGAGCGCGATCTGGATGAACCCGACCTCGTCGACGGTGAACTGTGTGGTGTAGGTCATTTGCAAAGCTCCTTGGGTTGTTGATGACGTTCCTATGAACGCTCTGAACCCCAGTGAAGCCAAGCAATACCCGTATCAAATCCGATTAGTTTTTTGAATGAGTGGGGAATAAGCCGCTATGCCCCGCAGTGCCCCGACACCATGCCGACATCCCGCCTGTGCGTTGGTGCTGGACAAGCCGGGCTATTGCGATCAACACCGTACCCTGGTGCACCGGGACTACGGGCGTGCCAGGCGTGGCTTTGATTCCGAGGTGGGCTTCTACCAGTCGGTGCGCTGGCGTGAGGTGCGTGCGGCGTTCCTGCGCGAACACCCGTTGTGTGTGGCGTGCAAGGGGGCGGGTCTGGTGGTGGCTGCCAAGGTTGCTGACCACATCAGGCCTCTCAAGGACGGCGGTGAGCGCTTTGACTGGGTCAATCTGCAAGGCCTGTGCGTCTCGTGTCACAACCGAAAGACGGCGCGTGAGACCGCCAGGCGCGGCTGACTACCCCCCGGGGGGGGCTGAATCTCTACAGACGGCGGCCAAAGATGCGTGCGCCTGCCAAGATTTTTGCGCGTGCAAATTGAAACCTAGGGGGGATACCCCGCAGGCAGCCTGATGCCAGGCCTGGACTGAGGGTCTAAGAACCGATCAGTTGAGATCGGCGATGAACTTTTCGATGTTGATCGCTTTGGATTTACCCACCGAGCGAATGATGGAGTTGGCGACGTTCTCTTCAACGACGCTGTTCCATTTGGAAAAGCTCTTGTCCGTCACGCTCTTGTCGAACGCTGATCGGACCGCCTCGCGCCCAGCCTTCAGATCAGCCGCAAGAGCGGACTGTACGAGACATTTAGCGATGACGTCGGCTTTGCGCACTGGGAGTTTTCCGGTGGGTTTGAAGCCTCCATATTAACGATTACCAAAGACTGAACCCAGATGGCCGGACGAAAACCACTCCCCACGGAGATCAAAAAGCTCAGGGGAACCCTGCAAAAGTGCAGGACCAACCCGCATGAGCCACAGCCCCAAGGGGATCTGGTTGCGCCGCCCGAGTACATGTCTGAGGGTGCCAAGCAGGCCTGGCGCTATGCCATTGACAGCGCGCCAGAGCATTTGCTGCGCAAGTTGGATATGTCCGTGCTGGAAGTCTGGTCCTGCGCTGCGGATTTGTACCGCAAGGCTCAAATCGGAATTACCAAGACCGGCCTGCTGATCAAAGCGCCGAACACCGGTGTGCCAATGCAGTCGCCGTACCTAGCCATCGCGAACAAGCAGGCGCAGATCATGACCAAGGCAGCGGTGGAGATGGGCTTTACCCCAGCTTCGCGCTCGCGCATCACGCAGCCTGCAGATAGCCAAATCGATCTAGATCCCTGGGCGGATATTGCAGGCTGAGGAGAGCCTGCCGCTTTTCAGCGTGGGTCCGTTATTTGTTCCCATGGCGATGGGGTGGACATCAACTTGGCCAGTCTAGGTTTGTCTAATGGGGGAGCATCCAAAAACGCCACAAACTTTTGCATTTGTCCCTTGTCCATCGTAAACCGGACTTGATCCAAGCGGTCCTGAGCCAGTGCCGGTGTCTTCACCTGTGGTGTGCTGGTCATGGAAGTGGCCTTATGAAATCATGGATGGGGTCAAAGAGATTTGATCTTAGTGGTTGCTGACCCAGTTTTCAACACGCAATCCAGCGTAGTTCACAAAGTCCGCTTCGTTGTTGGTGACCAATGTCACTCCTAAAGCGACCGCATGGGATGCGATGAGTTTGTCAAGGGCATCGCGGTTGCGATCTTTGTAGGCTGCGCGGATAGGGCCATAGGCCTTGGCAGCTTGTGCATCAAAAGGCGCAACCTTGATGTCGTCGAGCAAGCTCTCCAGTGCCGACCGGTTGGATTCCTGTGCCGCAGTGCTTGAGCAGGCGATACCAAATTCAAGCTCAGCCAAAGTCACAGCAGAAATAACAACGTCGCCCACAAAGCACTGGGCAAACCGCTCGCGCACCTCAGGCGGTTGATGCTTCATGAGGTAGATGCAGATGTTGGTGTCGAGCATGTACTTCGGATTCATAAAGCTTCTCGCTCGCCCTCAATGTTTTCGCCACGCCCCTGGGCCATGAAGTCCGGAGAGAACTTGGCAAGTTTGCCCAGCACATCGCCCATACGGCGCTGGGCTGGACGGATGCGCAACTCGTCCCCTTGGCGCTCGATGACCAAGTCAACGTCCCACGTGCTGTAAGCAAGTTCAGCAGGAATGCGAACGGCCTGGGAGTTGCCGTTCTTGAAAAGTTTGGTGTTGGCCATAGTGAACCCCTTTTGGATGTACGTGTACATCTTAACCCAAGAAGAAGTGAATGTAAACACATGGATGTACACGGTCTAGGTCGGCCGCAAAGCTACACAGCAGTCGCCCGCAAGTATGCGCAGGCAGTCGTTGCCGGTGACATACTGACCTGCAAATGGGTCCAGCGTGCATGCCAACGGCAGTTGAACGATCTGGCTAAGTTCAAGGGCAAGGCAAGTCCCTACCAGTTCAACCCAAAGCTCACCGACAAGGACGGGCGGGAGTTCCATCCCGCCGACAACCTGTGCGCGTTCATTGAGCGCCTGCCTCACGTCAAAGGACCTTTGGCTGGCGAGACGATCAAGTTGGAACCCTGGCAGGTGTTCATCCTGACCACCGTCTTTGGCTGGGTCAAGCCCGACGGCAATCGCCGCTTTCGGCGTTCGTACATCGAGGTGCCACGCGGCAACGCCAAGTCGACCCTGTCGTCTGCGCTTGCGCTGTACATGCTGGCCGCTGATGGCGAAGGTGGTGCGGAGGTTTATTCCCTTGCCACAACCCGCGACCAGGCGCGCATCGTGTTTGGTGATGCGCAGACCATGGCGCGCAGGTCACAGGGCTTTCGCAGCCGGTTTTCTGTCAACGTCGGTGCGCACAACATGAACGTGCTGCAGACCGGCTCCAAGTTTGAAGCGCTTTCAGCGGAGGGCTCAACGCTCGATGGTCTGAACATTCACTTCGGCTGCATTGATGAATTGCACGCCCACAAAACCCGCACCGTCTACGACGTGGTTGAGACCGGTACCGGCAAGCGAGACAACTCCCTTCTGTGGGTGATCACCACCGCCGGTAGCAACCGCTCAGGCATTTGCTACGAGGTGAGAACCTTTGTGACGCGGCTGCTCGATGGCGTGTTTGAGGACGAAAGCCAGTTTGGCATCGTCTATGGCCTGGATGACGGGGACGACTGGACCAGCGAAGACTCGCTGATGAAGGCCAACCCTAACTGGGGCATCTCGGTGCGCCCGGAAATTTTGGGACCGCTGCAGGCCAAGGCCATGCAGTTACCCAGTGCGATGAATAACTTCAAGACCAAACACTTGAACGAGTGGGTCAATGCCGACACCGCATGGATGGACATGCGCTCTTGGGACGCGTGTGCTGATCAGGACCTGGACATCGAGTCCTTTGCGGGCCAGCCCTGCTGGGTTGGCCTGGACCTGGCCAGTAAGACGGACATTGCCGCCTTGGTCATTGTGTTTTCCCACCCCGAGATCGCCGATGCATTCGCGGTCTTCGGAAAGTACTACCTGCCGGAGGACACGGTCAATGCCAACGGCAACAGTCAGTACCCGGGTTGGATGCACACCGGACGGCTTACGGTAACGCCAGGCAATGTGATTGATTTCAGTTGGATTGAAGCTGATCTGAACGATCTGTCTTCGCGCTTTGCGGTGCAGGCCGTCGCCTTTGATCCCTTTCAGGCGACGCAACTC